CTGACGCCTTGGCATATAATCACTCATATAGCGCATACATTCACTGTCGATTGCTGCTTGCACAGGTCCATTTTCAGCAACTTTATGTCTACGCCGCATTTCTGCCGTAGAAAGCATTTTTATAACTATTTTCATGGTTACACCTCCTACTTACAGGACAGCTCATAATGCTGGACCGCTTCACTACCATACAACCGCCCATCCACAGTTGTAACTGTCACATATCCATGACTTGCTTTCAACGCTGCCAGTGACTTCGACATGACTTCTTGGCTACTGCAGTCTATTTCATCTTCAACAATGCCTTTTACGGCCAGATCTCTGCCCTGGGTAAATGTCAGCGGCTCTGTGATACTTTCCAATGGGATAACCAAAAGTACAGAAGCAGCATCACGCTGGCCTGTTTTTAGAAAAGTAGACTGCCTCACATCTTCCCAATAAACATCTTCAACCGGTATCCGGATGTATCGCATATCCTTGCCGCATTTGTGGTATAAATACAAGGTTACATCTGCATTAGTAAACATCAGCACACCCCCTGATAGCATAAGCCGGTATTTTCCAGCCATTTCTTAACGATCTGGTTTTGCTTCCTTATGGCAGCTTCTGTTAATTCCTGCGAAGATCCATAGGAAGCCGAATAAGTTCCGATCTTTTCAGAAGTCTTTCCGGATGCATTTTTTTCCGTCTTTTCCTGCCGACAGATAACCTCTGCCAGTTCACAGCAGCATAATTTTGCTTCTTCCGGAACATCTTCCATAATCGTCAGCCGTCCGAATGTATACTGATCCATGATCTGGCTTGCCTGTCTGGCATAAAAAGGAAAACCGGAGCTGATGGCCGCTTTCCTTCCAAGAAGATATTCATTTTTATAAAACTCTTCATCTGCATAAACCATCAGCTTTTTTCCTTTCTTTTATCACGCATTTTTGATAAGGGTTACATCCTTCGTTACTGCAGATGCAACCACCGTTACGGTCTCAGTGATCTGACTGTATCCGGTCTTTTTGATCTTTGCCGGATATGTACCAGGTCGCAGGTTAAATACTGCTTCGCCTGACGCATTGGTCTTTAATCTGGATCCATTTACATCTACAATAGCACCTTCAATTGCTTCCGGACTTCCTGCGTTATCCTTTACAGTAAAGGTTACAGTCTGAGTAGTTACCGGTGTTGCCGGTTCCAGATAAGCAAACGGGCAGCCTACACGGTCCTCATCCATTCTGGTTGCCGGATTTGGAAGAGCCCAACCCATACGAAATACAATACGCAGAGCTACCATATCCTGCTGAGCCAGGTTATAAACGATATCCTTAGTGATCGGATCCTGGATAACTCCCTGGTCAAGGATCTTTACAGTAACGTCCTGACGAATTGCATATACCGCCTGCTTAAAATCACCTACGATTAGTTGAGCAATGCTGTTATCATAAGCACCGTTCTGCGGGAAATACATAGGCGCACCGTCCAGTGCGTAATTAGTGGATCCCTGCATGTCGCTCTTAAAAATCGGTGTTCCGTCCGTTGCCTTGATGCCTCTTAACTTTGCTCTCATACCCATGGCTGCCAGAGCGCCAGTTGCCATGTAACCATCCTCTTCAACTTTGGAGATCACGCCATTCTCTCCCAGAAGCAGGTTGTAATAATCCGGAGTAGATCCAGGTGCTACGTTGTTGCCTGCCTGACGTGCCAGGGTGATGATATCGTTCTGCCATACTCTCGGGCGATTTACACCGAAGATGATCGCAGAGTCTACTCTCTGGCCGATTGCTTCATTTACTCTTGGAGTGATCTCACCAAAAATATCAAACTCCGCATCATCTAATACTGCCTCTGGGATCGGCACGATAACAGCCAGCTCAGCTGCATCCAGATATACGTTATCCCAAGCCTGGCGGCTGGTCTGTTTCATACCAGTGTCACCATCCACCCAGTACGCAGTTGGGAGGAAATCCAATACACGGATCCTGGTCTGGTCACTGGTCATGTTTGGCAGCTTTCGTGCCATGCTCATAAATACGGACTGCTTCGGTGCGTCCTGAAAAATGGTAGGTACTACCTGTTCGCGGATGATTGCCTCCGCATCAGATCTGCTTGTAATATGTACTGGCATAAATCAATTACCTCCTTATTCTCTTCCAAAAATACTTCTTAAGGCTTCATTTGCCCTTGTCTTTGTGTCCTCAGTTCCTTTACCGCCCGATCCAGGAGTATAAGAAACCACTTTGGGTATCTGTGTGTCCTGAAACAAATAGGCATTGTCTTTCTTGACTGCCTCCAGAGCAGTTTTAATATCCGCTTCCTGGTTCTTGCTGGCTTTCAGCTTCTCTACATCCATGAATGGCATTACCGCTTTCAGATCACGGGGCTTGTACCCTTCTGCAGTAGTCTTTAAAAGATCATTAAAGTCACGATCCGCAATCTGCTTCTGGTACTCCGCATCCTTGGCTGCCAGATCTGCGGTCAGCTTGATGACTTTTCCCTGCAAGTCCTGAACATTGACGCCCTCAAAGCTTTTCAGGGTTGTCTGGGCTGTATCCAACTGAGTCTTATAGTTATCTCTTTCTGTCTTTATGGCTTCAATATCCCTGCCATTCTCAGCCATAATGTTGTCCACCTGTTCCTTTGACAGGCCCATGTCCTCTAAAAATTTTCTCTTCATTTTCTTCCTTTCCCACTACGCTTTTTACGGGGTTGCTTCCCTTGTGCTGGTAGTTTTACGTCATTCCGGACAATTTTCTGCATAAAAATAACACGCATCTCTGCGTGCCTACTGCTCGATCTTATTACATTTGGTACACCGTCTTACATAACCGCCATAAGGACCGGAAGCCCGGCTCCAGTGCTTGCGGTAGTGATGGCAACATTCTTTTTTCTTGAAAAACCTCTGCCAGATCCATGATATAAGTCCCGTAAGATCACCTTCTTTCATTTGCGACGTCGCAATTATTCTTCATAAATCACGTCTAACCCATAAGCTATTGCGGCATCGTGTTCAATCCGACACCCTCTAGCCTTTTCCCAACCCTTGCAGAAATAAGCTGCATGGCAAAGGGACATATTTTCCAGACTTTTAGCAAGGAAACAAAGAGGTATCTGTACCACTCCACGTTCTTTCATCTTTTCATTGCTATACCATTCATCAGTAAACAGGGTGTTTACAATTTCATAACCTTTAGCTTCCAGTATCTTAATCGCCTGTTCCCTGGTTGCAATAATCTCTTCATCTGTTTTTCCAGCCATGGGCTGACTAAGCATTGCTTTCTTCATCTTCTTATCCTCTCTTTCTTAAAAATGGGCACAAAAATACCACCGGCCTACTGACTGGTGGTATTTTTTAACTTATTTCTGATTTTTTCTTTATAATCCTCAATTCCATTGTACTCATCCCAATTATATGGCGGAAATGGTGTGACAAAAGTCTCTTTCCACTTTGCCCGAAGATTTTTCATTTCATCATCCGTTTTTAAGTACTGAATTAAGTCCATCTGAAACATCCTTCATAATGTTTTAACAAATGGTATCAATAATTATGCCATTTGCATTTCTTACAAATTGTTTCCCAATCGTCTTTTTTCTTAAATCGCTCAGGAAGCTTATCTGCTTTTAAACGCCCATCAACTGCATCTACATTTTCGATACAATCAATATCCTCAATCATTTCATCCACAAGAGGACATTTTACGAATCTATCATCTTCCATGTCTCACTATCTCCAATGCTTTCAAAATGTTGTCAGAATACTCTTCCCGCTTAAATGCAGTACGGATAAATGCATCCGATGTTCTTACGTATGCAGCTCCATCTTCACTGTAATACCGCTCGAACTGCCCCTTCCAGACGGTCTCTGAAAATGATGCCCGGCGGATAAAATCTTTTGCTTCGTCAAAAGTTACTTCATGCTGCCGTTCATCGTTAATGTGTTCGCTGTCAAAGCTGAGTTTTTCAAAATCCACTTTGCTCAGGTGAACTACCCATTGTCTAAAGCCAATGGGCTTCCTGCTTCCCTGACCTCGTAACCTACTATCTCCACAGGCGTTAATTCGGGCAGTTCCTGCCCTATGTTGTTATTCCTTTTATGCTATTTGTCTTAATCCTTCTTCCAGTATATTCTTCGCCGCATTGATATCCCTGTCATGATTCGTTCCACAGACGGGACATATCCATTCCCTTACTGTCAGATTTTTCGTCTCTGTATTTTGGTATCCACAGACTGAACACAACTGACTACTGGCATAGAAGGTATCTATTTTGACATATTCCCTTCCATTCCATTTTGCCTTGTATTCCAACTGCCTTGTCAGCTCATACCATGATACAT